GACATGTCGAGCGCCGGCCAGTTCATCTCGACCACATCCGGCGCCGAGGCCAGCACCGCCTCGATCTTCACCGACGGCGGCGAGTTCACCGAGCGCGCCAGCGGGATCATGTCGCGCGTGACGTTGGCGATGGTCAGCTTCGAGGCTGGCGGCGCCTTGTCCTGCTCGTCGGGGATCGTGACGTCGATGCCGGCATAGAGGAAAGTGATGCCGCGGCTGAGCGTGCCGTAGACCAGCGGATCGGTGCCGAGCCGGGTTGTGGCGTCGGTCGTAAGACAGATCGGTTCCGCGATATCCGGGTGCGTAATGGTGAGCAGGAAGATCGGCACCTCGCCGGATTCCTGCGAGAACAGCGCCTCGCGAAAATTGAGCGACAGGATTCTCATGGCAGCACCGTCATGCTGATCGTGACCCGGTAGATGCCGCCGCCGATCTGCTGCCAGTTCGGCAGGCTACCCTTGGCGAACTTCACCAGCAATGTCTCACCAGTCGCGGTCGGATCGGGAAAGGTGAACGGCAGCGACCCGCCCAGAATCGTTGTGTAGAGAAACGCGCGCAGGGTCGCGATCTGGTCGCGGGTCATACGCATCTGCCCGGACAGCGGGTGCGTCGCCGCTGCGGTGCGGCGCCGGCTGATGCTCGGCCCCTGGTCGGGCTGATACTCCAGCACACCGCCATCGCCGGCACCCTCCGAGTAGCCGACGATGAAGCACTGCGGCAGGCCGGCCGGCCAGGCGTCGACCATCAGCGCGACGCCAGCCGGCCACGCTGGTTCAGCACCTGGCTGGTGGCGCTGCCCGGATTCGCGGCGTTCTTCGCGGTGATGGAATCGACGAACATGGTCAGATCAAACCCGCCATCGTTGTTGTCCTGTTTCTGTGTCTGGCCGGCGCGACTGGAATCCTCGACCAGGTTGACGGTGACGCCGCCGGAGCCGCCAGAGCGCCGCGCCACATCGTTGGGCACGATCTGCGCGCCGCGCGGCACGTTGAGGATTTCCGGACCGTTCTCACCCACCCAGGTGGGGCCGCCGCGCCAGTTGTCAGTGCCACTGGCGTTGCCGGGCAGCGGACCGACGAAGGACGGCGTGCCGAATGCCGGGAGTTCGCTTGCGCCGAACAGGCCGCCGAGGCCGCTCTGCAGCGACCGCATCAGGGGACCAACGATCGTCAGCTTGATGACGGTCTCCTCGATCGCGCGAACGGCGATCTTGGCAAAATCTGTGAACCCCTGCCCCGCCGTCTTGGTGCCATCGAACACATCTGCGAGGCTGGTCGTCAGGTTGGAGGAAATCGTCGAGGCAATTTCCCGGGTCGCATCGTTCAAGCGCAGCGCAGCGGCCTGGCTGCTCGCCAGGGCGGCGGGAATGTCGTTGCCGTAGATGCCGCGCAACTGCGTCGCGATGGCGACATCGTCCTGCGACAGCAGCGCCGTGCGACTGCCGAAGACGATCTCGCCGCCGATCCGCGCCTTGGCGAGTTGATCGCCCGCAATGCCCGCGGCCTTGGCGAGGTCTTCGATCTTCTTTGACATCTCCGCGGTGATCGGGATGCCGGCCTGCACCGCTGCGGTCGTCAGCTGGCTGCGCGCGCGAAACTCCTCGAGCGCGCCGGTGCCGAGCCCCACCGCCTGCGCATCCGCCTCCAGACGCGCCGTGTGCTTGGTGATGGACTCGACGGCACGGTCGTAGGCGTCGGCGGTCTCCGCGACCTCCTTGGCCGGCGGCGGCTTCGAGGTGTCGCCGCGCACTGCGCTCTGCACCTGCGTCGCCTGCTGCATCGCCTGCCGCACGGCGTTGGGATTGCTGAGCGCCGACGACAGCGCAGCGAAGCCGGCCGGCTGCGCGAAGCCGGGCTCGCCAGCCTTGATCAATCCATCGGGCCGCGAATTGAGACCGAGGGATTCGCTCACGTCGGTCAGCTTGGTCCAGAACGAGGCGCTGCCCGCCTCCGCCAGCAGCGCCGGAATTCCCTTGATCGCATCGTAAAGCGAGGTCGCCTGGGTGACGGCGCTCGCCATCAGCTCGACGATCTCGATCCAGCTCTGGTGATACTGCGTGCCGAGCTTCGCCAGATCGTCCTGGATCGGCTTGAAGCGTTCGGAGAGAACTTTTTCGGCCTCCTCCAGCCGGTTCTTCAGGTTAACGGCCTGGCCGACCTGCTCCTCGGAGATGATCTTCGCGGCGGAAATCTTGTCGGCGGTCTGCAGCATCTGGTCGAGATAGGTCGCATCCTGCCGCAGGTTGTTGGCCAGTTTCGAACCGAAGGCCTTCTCCGCGATGTCGAGGCCCGCCAGGCGCTGGCCGGAATCGAACGCCTCGCCGATCAGCTGCACCGTGGCCCGCAGCCGCGCCTCGGTGTCCGACGATCCGGCGAGCGCGCCGACGCCGCTATTGCCAGCGAAATTGCCGTATTCCTGCAGCTTGCTGATTTCCTGGGTCAGCGCGCTGCCGCCGAGCGCATCCTTCGAGACCGACGCAAAGCGGTTGAGCGCCTCGGTCGCCTCGTCGACCGTCAGCTTCAACTGCTCGCCGGACTTGGTGAAGCGCTGGAAGAAATCGGTCGAGACGCTGGCCTTTGCCGCCTTCTCCGCCGTTTCGTTAAACTCCTCGATGCGCTCCTTGGCCAGTTCGGTCGCATAGCCCATCAGCTTGAACACGCCGACTATGCCACCGACAGCCAATGACAGCGGCGCCAGCACGCCTATCACCGCGCGCAGCGCCAGAACAGCTGATCCCGCCGCGCCGCCGGTGGCGATCACCGAGGCATTCATGTCGACGAAACGCTTGGCGATGAACTGCGTCGCCGTCGACGTGATCGACTTCGCGCTCTCAATGTTCTTCTGGAAATCATCCATGTTGAGCGAGAGCGGGATGCGCAGTGACGGTGCCATCGATCAGGTCATCCCAGATTGTGCGCGGCGAGCATGTCGTCGAATTCGTCGTTGCTCATGGGCTCGGCCTTGGTGGCGTCGCCATTAGCCTCGTTGCGGCCGTCGATATAGGCGACCATCTCCCACAACGTGTAGTCCTCGACCTCGCGAATGCTGCGCTCCAGCCGTGCCGCGAACTTGACTATTTCGGAGCGGCGGAGTCGTCCGTCGTCGCGGAAGAGCCGGTGTTTACCGCCGCCGGCGGCGTCGCTTTTCCCGGCTCCTCCACCGGCTTGCCTACGGGATCGTCGGGTACGCCGATCAACACGGCCTGCAACACCGCCTGGGCCACCAGCACGCTGTGCGCCAGCGGGTTCTCGTCGACATGGCTCCTGACCTTGGCCATCGCCTTGTCGGGCGCCATGCCGCCGCCGATCAGGCCCAGCCGGATTGGCTCGCGGATATCGCTCAGCCCGAAGATGCCTGAATCGATGCGCGCCAGGATCAGCGCGATGCCGGCCTTGCACTTCTCCTCGAGGTCGAGGATCAGCCCGACCTTGGCCAGGCAGAACACGTCCTCGCCGCCTGCCCACACGATGCTGCGGGTGCCGTTCGCGCTCATGATCTCTCCGGTCAGGCCTTGGCGAGGACGTCTTCGACGGCCTGCTGGATGGCTTCCTGAATGTCAGGCATGCGCTCGCGCGCGGTGTTGTAGAAAAACGGCTGCGCGGGCTCGTTGACGGTGCCGTATTCGGCGGCTAGTGCGTAGTCGTAGTTCTCGGCGCTGCCGGCGCGGATCTCTTTTGTGGTGGTGTCGCCGCCGGCGGTGACTTCGAGGTCGAGATCGCCGCGCTTGCGCCGTACCTTGACGGAGTCGCGCAGCGCGCCGGTCTTGACAGGAGCCTCGGCGCGGATGGCATCCGCCAGTCCGTCGGCCTGCTCCTTGATCGCAGCGACCAACTCGCGCTTCAGCTTGACCGGAAGATCGCCCAGATACTTCTGGAGGTCGTCGTCCGGGGACGCCATCAGGCGGCAGGCACCCAGACCACGGCGCCGTCATTCACGAGCGTGATGTCGACGGTGACCTTCTGGCCGCGGGTGCCGCCATATTTCAGCGCGGTCAGGATGAACGAACCGGTCCACTTGCCGAGTGCCGCGTTGTCCAGCTTGATCTGCACGTTCTTGGCGCCTGCGCCCATGAACCAGTCGTTCCAGACGTCGAAAGATTCCACGGCCATGACGCCGGAGCCGCTGACCGTGGCCGACAGCGCGTTAACGTCCTTGGCTTCCCAGGCCGGCGCATCCGGCGCATCGCAGTCCGGGATCAGCGTGGTGTTGGTGGACGCCGCCAGATCGAAGGTGCGCGTGGTGAGGCCGCAGGGCTGCGAGAACACCTCGGGATCGGCGCCGTCGCCGACGAGGATGAGCAGCTTGGTGCCGGTGAGAACAGTGGGCTGTGCCATGGCTTCGACCTTTCAGATTGCGCCGCGGCGCTCAGGTTGGCTGGACGAGAGAACGGAAAGTGAGGGCGACATGCCGGGTCAGGCCGTCGGGATCGCGCAGATAGGTCGTGGCCTGGTGTTCGAACACGATGACATCATGGCCAGCGACAGTGAGCGGCTGGTCGTCGAGCTTGACCATGATGGCCTTGGCGATGGTCTTGGCCTCGCCATAGCCGACGGCTCGAGACCACACGTCGACCTGCAGGAAAAGTTCGGCGCCGTCGATGCAGTCCGCCTTGTCGGGCAGCACTTGGCAATCGCCCAGCGTGATGTAAGGGAACACCGCGCCGGCCGGCGCGGCGTCATAGACACGGGCGCCGACCACGGCCGGCAGCGCACCTGCCGCCTTCAGCGCAGCGACCATGGCCGCCTGCACCTCGTAGCTCGGATCGCTCATTCGGCCTGATCCTTGACGATCTCGCCGGCTTCGGCCGCGACGATGGCGCGGGCCTGCACCTCGGGAACGCGCCTGTATTCGACGCCAGCACGGTACTGCACGAAGGTGCGGCCGTTGACCCGGAAGGCGTAGTCCCGGCTCACCGCGACCGTCTTCACGCTGCAACTCCGGTCTGGCACAGCAGCTCCAGCCAGGCGCCGCCGTCGTCGGGATCGACGATCGAGCGAATGGCGTAAGTGGTTTGCTTGGTCGGATCGGCGTCGGATCGCACGTTCCGTGCACGCCAGTCCGTGCAGATCAGCAGCGTCTTCGAACTCTGCCGCACCACGATGGTGACGGGCTGCTGGCCGGTGAGCCGCGCCGCGGTAACGGCCTCGCCGCCGAACTTGGCCTGCACCTTGGCGCTGACCACGAACTGCTCGACAAAGTCGCTCTGGGTGTTGCCGAGATCGTCCGGCGCGTCGGGATCGACCTGCTGTCGCTTGTCGAACGCGATGCGATGGCGCAGCTCGCCGGCGGTGGTCATTCATGGAACTCCGAAGCAGCTTCCCTCACCGTGAAGAACCGGCCGTCGACCTTGATTGTGAGCACAGACGCAGCACGATTACTCTCAATCGACGCTGCAATCAGACCGGAAATTCTTGCGCCATCTATGAGTACGCGCAGCCGCCCTTTCGGGTCTCGCTCGACCACCACGTTGCCTGTGATCGTCATCGCTACAGCGTGACGCCGGGCGCCTGGATGTCGACGTTCAGCACCGCGGTCGAGGTGGCGAAGCCGATCAGGCAGACGTTCTCGCCGGCGCCGAGATCGGCGGCAGGCTGGATGCCCCCGGGAGTCTCGGACAGGTAATACGGGCTGCCGGCGACCAGCGGGGCGCCCATGGTGACGGGACCATCGGTGCACACCGTCAACGGCTGGTTCAGTGCTGCGCCGTTAAGAGCGATGCCGCCGGCCTTCTTGGCGGCGGCGGTCGCCGAGTTGCTGTCGGCGAGCTGCCACTTGCGCGTGGTCGGATCGAGATAGACCGCCTTGCCGGCGGCGATCGCCTCGCCGGCCTGGCCGGTCGTGCGCGTGGCGCTGGGATCGGCGACGACGGATGCGGCGGTGATGACGAGGTCGGCCATTAGATTTTACCCTTGCAGCCAGTCGGCCAATGAGGCCTTTTTAAACTTGGTCAGCGCGCTGACCGGCGAACAGTTAGTGACTTCGACGCCGAGCGAACCCAATTCTTCAGCGGCATCGTCGAACGAGCGGACCCAGAGGTCGGCCGTTGCCTGATGTGGGTTGCGCAGTTCGCCGGCGTGGTCGGGATGCCAGTGATTGCCAAGGTCGACGCGGCCATCGCAACCGACCAGCGCGATACACCGCGCACCGAATTGAACCGCGAGGTTGAGCGCTTGGAAGCAGCTCGATCCACCAGCGCCGACCTCGCCAGCGTGATCGGTCAGAATTCGATTGCACCACCGGCCGCCTGGCTCTGCCCGTAGCCGAACCTGACGAACGCCAGCATGGTCGGAACGGCTGACCTTCAAACCCGTGAACTCGTCGCCGCCACCGGCTCGCCACCATTCGCCATCGCTCGCATAGAGGGCGTCAGCCCACGGCGCGAGCCGCCAGCTATTGTTGATGGCGATAACCCTGCAATGGCCCCGCGCCGAAGTTACTGGCTGCAAGGCGGCGCTGGGACCAGACGCAACGATCAGGCACCTATCCTCGCGCCAGTTCGGGAACCATGCCGGCTTCATGCAATGGCCGGGTCCCGGTCTCTGACGATCAGCCTTGCGATGGCGCCGTCTGGCCGGAGATAGTCGCCGTCACCGGTGCCTTCGCGGTCTTCCCAGATGGCGCTGAGCGTCAAAAGAATAGCGGCGCGCACGCGGGGCGGCACGGTGTCAGTGGTCCAGCCATGGTCGGGCTTCTTGAGATAGCCAACAACGATGTCCGTCGCCTCCTCGATCTTGCGCGTGACTTCGTCGAACCGCTCATCATCGGAGAAATCCGGCGGGCTCGCATCGTCGCTCTCCATATCGAGCCTGAGATGGTCGTTCGCCTGCTGGACGGTGATGAGGTCTACCATTTGCCACCGTCAGGCCCGACCTGCGTTAGATCGCGGCCTGCCTTGCCCTGTTGGCCTTCGGGACCGCGATCACCTGGCTTACCGTCCTTGCCGTCACGGCCTCGCTTGACCGACAAGCGCCAAGCATCGGATGTCTCCGGCTTGTCCGTGGTGTCGCGCTGCGCGATGAAGAAGGATCCGCCCCATGTAGCGCCATCGCCCTTTTGGTACTGGCCGTCGCGCCAGACGCCACGGTCGATCACAATTGGAATGGTGAACGGGAACTCCTTTTTGACGTCGCCGCGCGCGAACCGGAGCACAAAACCGCGCTCACCGTCGTGATCGACGCTCATGTCATCAAAACCCAGGCCGTCAACGCCATCCTTGCCGTCGCGGCCAGGCAGACCGGGATTTCCATCCTTACCGTCAGCGCCAGCGGTGCCGTCTTTCCCGACGATCACCCCAAGTGATTTCGTTGTGCCATCAGACAAGGTCAGCGTCAGTTCGCCCGCACGATCGATAACGGCGCCCGCCACACCAACGCCGTCCCGACCGTCTTTTCCGTCGCGCGCCGTCGGCAAAGCGGCCACGGCATCTTGCACAGCCTCGGTCACCATGCGCTCGACAAGTTCGGGGTCGGCGTCTTTCCCGGGCGCAGGCGTCGGGAGACGATCAACGGCCTTTGCAACCTCATCTGCGATCAGCGGCCCAAGCTGCTCGACAGTGACGCTATCGCCTGCCGGACCGGGCTCGCCGTCCTTTGCCGGCGGCAGAGCCGCGATTGCCTCAGACACCGCCGACAAAACCATGCGCTCGACCACGGCCGGGTCGGCATCCTTGCCCGCCTCAGGTGTTGGCAGGGCGGTCACTGCTTTCGCCACCTCGGCCGCGATCATCGGAGCCAGATCTTCGACAGTCACGCTCGCGCCATCTGATCCGGGCTCGCCGTCCTTTGCCGGCGGCAGAGCCGCGATCGCCCTCTCGATAAGATCGGCGACCAAAGCAAGGTCGGCATCCTTGCCCGGCGCCGCGGGTGGCAGCTTTGCGACCTCGTCGGCAATCAAACTGGCGACGACAACCGGATCGGCATCACGGCCAGCCGGCGCTGGCGGGATCTTGGCCACCTCTTCCTGCACCAGCCGCAAGATCATCACGGGGTCCACATCGACCTGCGGCGCCGGCAGGTTTTTAAGCTGCCCCTCGACAGCAGCAAGGCGGGCGCCGATTGGCTCAAAGGCCCGCTCGACATAGCCGCGCAGGACGGGCGCAATGCCCTCCATTAGGACGGCAATGTCTCGGTGATTCATATCCAGTCCCTTGACGGCTTAGGCCGCAAGCCTGAGCGGCGGCTGGGAGTCCAGCGACTTTTGCAGCACCCACGCAGCAAGTTGCTTCGCAGCATCGGCATCGATGTCGGTCGGAGGCTCCGCTGGAGCAGGCGATGTCGCGGGAGCCGCCGATTTGGTGCCGAACGGGTCTTCCCCGGCATCTCGCTTATTGAGCGCCGCGAGACTGTAGTTTTGTTGCTGCATATAGATGGTGTCGCCACCCTCTACCGGCTGCTGATTGAGTTTCTTCAGCGCCGCATTCGGCGTCATGATCGAGCCGCCGACGGCTCGGGCGAGAGCCTCGATCTGCGTTGACGCATCCATGCGGATCAGGTCGTCCAATTCGAATTCAGTTCCGTAGACATGTCCCTGCACCACCGGCAAGCCGAGGGCCTCGTCAAGGCAGAGTTCGATCGACTCGATGTGCACCTGCAGGCACTGCGAATAATATTGCTGCGAGAGGGCCGCGACGTTGTTATTGAGCGGCGCCGCGCCGACACCCGCCATGTAGGCCGGCACGCCGAAGCAGGAGCACACGTCCTCGGCAGTCCACTTCAGCTGCTCAATCAGCTGCGCGTCGACGGCCTTCATCGCCATCGGCTCAAACTTCAGGCCGTCGCCGAGGACGGCAACCTTGCCAACGTTCGCGCCGGAATAGTTCGTCTCCCAATGGGCTTTCAGACGGGCCGCCGTGTCGTCACCGATCGCGCCGGGCGCCGTCAGCACGCCGCCTGGATTAGAGCCGTTGCCGAAGAATACGGTCGAGCTGTTCTTGATTTTCAGACCCTGGACGGCCGAGATGCCACAGGCATAAATCGGCGACAACCCGACCAGCGGATGGAAAAGGGTGTTCCACCGGTCGTGGATGATCTCGCTTGCCGGCACCGCGACGGCGTCCACCGGTACGCCGGCCAAGTCATCTCGCTTGAGCTGATAATAGACCGACCCGTCCGGTGCCACCAGCGGCGTCACCATGGTGGGGTCGAGCACATACATTGCGACAACGACCTTGCGGTTGTCACGCTCGAGCAGAACGTAAGTGTTACCCCATCCCAACTTTGAGATGATCCAGGACGCGAAGAACTGAATACGGTTCTGGAATCGGTTCGGTTTGGTCAACACCGGCGAGAAAGCGGCGCTCGACACCTCGTCCCAAATACCGTCGGTGAGCTCGACGAGCTTCATGCGCATCTTGGAGACGTCGGACGAGATTAGACTGATGCAGCGGAACACTGTGCTGTAGGTCAGCACGGTATCGAGTTTGACCTCGACATTCCGCTGCCACGCGCCGGTGAAACTCTCCAGCACGGAGCCGAACCAACCCGCTCGGCTGTTCACGGGCAGCAGAGTGCCATTCCCGGGCCCAGCTTTCTGCCGGGGAGCCAGACTCCGCGCGAACACCGACACGAGGCTATTCGCCATTTATAGCGATCCCGTTTCGCATCAAAGCCGCGGCTCCTAATAGAAGGGCCCCCGCAGCGAGAAAAGCGAACCCGTGCCCAGCCAGAACACAAACGCCAACAACAACGCTGCTTGCCCCGAGGAGTAGGCAGCACAAAGTGATGACGACCGCGGCGTTCACAAATTCAGTCCTTCGCAGTCATCACGCGAGTGAGGTACTTCGCCGACGGCGATTTCTCTCCGGCGCCCTGAGACGGTTCGGTTACGGCTTCAGGATCGTCTGCTTTCCTCGAGGATTTAACCTTACGCGGTGCCTCGTCGGCCTTCTTGATGGCCTTGAGAAGCTTCCCGTTCTTTTCGGAAGCTTCGAATTCATCGCCAACATTGAGGCTGCGACCGGCGAACCGCATGGACTTCGTGGCAATAAGCTTCATGTCTCACCTCATCAGATGGGAAGCGGCGGACCGCAGCCCGCCGCTATTGTCGTGCAGTTTGCGATTAGCCGTAGTTGGCACTGTCGATGTACTGGACGGCGCCGGCGCGGCGCTTGCCCCAGTTGATGAAGCGCTCGGCGCGGATGCCGACCAGATTCATCTGCCACAGCGAGACCATGACAGTGGCGCCAGTCGGCACGGCGTCAGGCGCGCTGTCCATCTGCAGCGAAGCCTGGTTGCTGGCGTCCAACATCACCTGGCCATCGTCGGCGATCAGGATCTCGTTGGCCTTCGCCAAAATGATCCGACCACCGGCGCCGACCAGCGGCGAACCGGTACCCGGGTTTGCCGTGACGTTCTCCGACAGCACAACGGGGATGCTGAAGAACGTGCCGCCGCTCGTGCCGTTGATTGCCAGCCCGGGGAATTCCGGTTGACCCAGCGGGTTGAGCATCATGGCCAGGCCAAGAGCCTGGGTTTCGGTCATGATCCAG